ATCGATAACAGGAGCAATTTATGTCAGAAAAGAAGATTCACGGCAATAGCAAGTACAAGCCAGAGTATTGCGAAAGAGTGATCGAGATGGGTAAGCAAGGATTCTCGAAAGAGCAAATGAGTAGTGCTTTGGGCGTGGGCTGGGATTGCTTTGATAACTGGGCCAAGAGTCATGAAGACTTTAACCAGGCCATACGTACGGCGATCCAAGAGGAACTATCATATTGGGAAAATCTAGGACTGCAGAACATCGTAGAGGCTCCGGGAGGCCAGCGCTTGAATGGCGCGGTCTACAACAAGATCATGGCCGCCAGATTCCCTAGAAAATACTCAGAGCGAAACAAAGTCGAGCTTACGGGTGCCGATGGTGGAGCCGTGCAAATCGAGAACAATCATACTCTGGGCCAAGAGATTCTGAATGAGATTCTTGGCAGCCTCCAAAAGTCGAGCCAAGAAGATTGAATCGGGCTCTCGGCAAACGGGCTTTAAAACGGGCTCTAGCTCTTGCCGATTCAGAGCAGAGTCTCGAGAACGCTTAGATTCTGAGTGCTGAGCTCTCGAGATGACGCGCAGGAGTGGATTATTCCCTGGGCGATTTTGAGACTGTGCCGAGTGCTGAGCTTGCAGATTCTGATCTCAGCTGCTAGATTGTAGATTTTCCTCTCTTTCTTTTTTGTTGTTCATGAGTTCATTATACATAGTTCTATAAAAAAGTACAATATCTTATTTCACTATATGACAAAGTTTTCTTTGTGCACGCATATCACGTTTCTTAGAAAAAGTACAATTTTCTATATCATCATGTGAAATAAATTCTTTTTCAGTTTTGTCACAATGTGAAATGAAATTTATGTTCTTTTTAAAAGAACTATGTATAATGAATCTTGTAGTACAAAGTTGTATTTTCTTAATTCTAAACAGGAGTATTAAATATGAAAAACGCGTTCGCAATCAAGAACATCGAATGTTTCCCTTCGAAATTAAAAGCCAAAATCGCTGGCACAGATGTTTATGTTAATATCGAGAAAAAATCGATTCTCGAATATCTTAAATCTCTCCCAGCAAATTCAGATGTTTGTGAAGTTACGATGTCAGATTACATTTACATCGAATTCAAGTAAGCAGCTAGGCACTCAGCTCATAGCAGTTGGGTGCCGATTCTTTTCGAAGCTTCAGCTTAGCTCTGGGCACTGAGCTGTGGGCTTTTTTGCTACAGAAAGCATAGGACCTCGAACACTTCTCCGGGGGCGCGCTAGGTCAGCTTCTGAGTCCGCAGTCCTCAGTACCTAAAGTAAACACTTTCCTCTGCAGCTCTCTGCAGCTCTGCAGATGTCAGATTGAATAAGGATTTACGGACCGGTTCGGTCTAGGATTGTCATCATCGGCATAGATGCTTGGTTCACTGGCATGGTAGTCCAGTGTGATCATGCCACTATCTCTGAGGTATCGGAGTGCCTGACTCAAAGCGTCTACGTAATCATCGTGCCGCCCTAGTGGAAAACTGCATACCTCAGACACGAAAGGTTGTATCCAAGTCCTTGGCTGCCCCGGTATCTCACTGCTTTCCGGTAGGTACATCAACCCCTTCTCGATCATGGGAGCCACGATGTTCAGGCGTGTTGCTTTGTCTGCCGACCCTGGATTGTAGCCTCGAATCGGTATTCGTGTTTGTTGTAGGTCCTGTATCAGTGCTATACCACTAGACTTATTCTCAATCAGAATCATGTCTACCTTCTTGCCAGACCCAAACTCGTCCGGATTGCCATACACCTCGGTGTACTCGTCCTGTAACTTAGCCCTTAGATCCGGATACAGTAAGTGCTCAGACCAACAGTCAATCAGCATGACACGGTTACCAGAATCCGGCCCTGGCCTGAAGATGCCTAGAACTACACACGCAGTGGGGTCGTTCACGGTCTTATCAGAGGTAGCTACGTCATAGGATTGTATGACATAGCTAAACTCAGGAAAGGGTTTCTCAGAGTCATAGAGCTTGAACCAACTCCGTTTGACCAGACCACTCTCTTCAGGATTCAGTATCTCAGCGTGTATTTCTTGCCTGCCGATCTCGGTGCCTTCGTACTGGAGAATCTGATTCTGAAAGGTAGGAGCAAGGTTATGCATGTTCGAGTAGGTGCTTGCAGTGGTGACGTGCACGTCTTCACCATCACGGTCATACAGCTCTACGATCTTAGGAACCGGTTTTGGAGTAGTGGTACAAACCATTCGTGGCTTCTTACCGAGCCGCAAACTAAACTGAATCATGTCCCAAGCATCATCAAGATAGTCATAAGCGGCAAGCTCATCAGCCCAGACATGGTGCCATTGAGGGCCGCGAAAGCGAGATGGCTCAGATGCGGCAATACCTTTGATTAAAGAACCATTCTTTAAAGTCAGTTCGTGCAGAGAAATGCCGTAGTTCTCGATGATCTCGGGAGGGCAAACGTTCAGAAGGCCGGATTCTCCACCAAAGCACACGTCACGAATGTCGCCACTGGTCGGAGCAGTGACTAGAATGCGGACCTTAGGAGTTGACCATGCAGTCCACCAGACCCACTCTGCTGCTAACCTAGTCTTTCCGGCTCCACGGCCAGCCAGTAGTAGCCAGATCGCCCAGTCAGTTGGTGGCTCGATCTGATGAGGAAGAGCTACAGTCATCCACTTAAGCCGAGCTTTGAAAGCTGCTCGCCATTCAGGCGACATCTTCGATAACTCGGCATCGTGTTTGGTAATTCGTTTTGATATTAGTTTGAGCTGCTCATCAGTCAAAGGCATAGCAGTATTGTAACATCCTGGCAAAGGGTGTTATGATTCGTGTACATGGATCCTAGCTCGAACGTCTCGGTTTCGTTTGACCCGTCTGAAATCGAGGCGATACTCAATCAGTCTGCACAGAAGACTTCGCCATTGCAAACAGTAGTTCCACAGCAAGCTTCACAGCAACAACCCGAAGTAGCAGCACAACTAGCTCCTCAGCCTCAGGTATCACCTTTTGGGTCGCTCAGCACACTTGCAAGTAATGCATTGGATCTAGGTAAAGGGGTTGCCTCAGTGCTTGACAATACAGTCGGTGGCGTCCTTCCTTACTTTGCAAAGCAAGCGACGTACGCAGGCAGTCGAGCATTTGGGCAGTCTCCTGAAGAAGCAGAGCAGACTTCAAACCAAGCAGCCGGCTACTTTAATCAGCCTTTCGGTAGTGCACTAGGCATTACCAATGACCCTGCTTATAGGAATGAGGCAACATCGCAACTGATGGACTATGTTGGTCAGAACATCGGTCAAGGATCACAATGGATCTCCAATCAGACTGGACTACCAGTTCAAGATGTAGAGAACATGATGAACACCATGCTAGGTGCATCAGGCGAGTTTGCTGGTCCAGCTGCTAAAGCTGCAGGTAGAGGCGCTAAAGCAGTTGCTCAAGAAGCTGCAAACAGAGCATTCATGGGTGAGTCATTAATGCCCAAACAGATGCAAGGCTTTCTGCCAGAAGTACAAGCACTAGGTATCATTCAAGGTGAAAAATCAAAGTTGTGGAACCCTGAATCTGCTGCTAAGTATGAAGCATCTGAAACTACAGACCCTCGTCAAGCATACTTAGAATCAGGTACATATCGCTGGTATGACAACAAGCTACGACAAATGCTATCTGACAAAGATGCAAAAGTGAATTTTAAGTTAGGTGATGTTAATAGAGACGATCTGACGCTTAAAGATGTTTATGAGCATCCTACAGTGTACAAAGCATATCCTCATTTAGCTGATGTGCCTGTAAAGTTTATGACTCTTCCTGAGAGATATGAAGGAGGATATTTACCAAGCACAAATGAAATTCTAATCAATACAAATCATGCAACGCCAAACAAAATAGAAGCATTACTACCCCATGAGATTGATCATGCTATTCAGCACCATGAAGGAATGCAAACAGGCACATCAGAAAAAGCATTCCCAACTGCCAATGAAATTTTTATAGCTCAGCATCTTGAAGATTTGATGTCAAGTGCTGACATCAATGCTCAAAAAGCTGCCGCATTCTTTGAAAAACAATATGGTATTAAGCCTTCTGCAGCAGCAATTCAGTATGCAAATAGTGGTCAAGCGCATATTATGCATTCTTCATCTCCATTTACACGATATCGGCATGCTGCAGGTGAAGTAGAAGCAGACTTAAGCACTTATCTTCGCAATAAGTCACAAGAAGAGCTGAATAAGATATACCCATATGATGTTATTCCTGACATTCATACAGAAGGAAAAATCAATCCGTCGCAGATTATTGTTAGAAGAGGCAATGATGCTAAAGGCAATCCTATCTTTGAGCCTGCATCAGGAAAACGTACTCCTACATTACAAGAAATGAGAGCAGCACTTGCTAAGCAGCAAGAAATTAATTTATCAGCTACTGATCCAAGAGCTGGATTTAAAGAGTTGGCAAATCAAGCCAAGGCAGATTTAGAAAAAGCTAAAGCTAATGAGCCTCGCACTCTAGAACAGAGAATGAAAGATCAGAAAGAGCTCGAAGATCTGAAAAAGCCATCTGTTGATGAGATGAAAGCAGCTCTGACACTGAACAATCCAGACATTAACTGGTCAGTCAAAGAAAAAGGTGGCAACTGGCCTGAGTCATGGCTAGATCGCAACATGGAAAGACTAAAGAAAAACATTCCTGAGTTTGACACATCAAAACCCTACACACAAGATCAAGCAAACTACATACGCAATCGTTTTCCCGGTATTGAAGATGCATATGCCATGGACTTTAATAAAACAAAGCAGCATGGCATGCACTATGGAAAAGACTTTTGGCCATGGATGGAGCAAAACTTTCCTAATGAGCTAAAAGAGCTAACAACCAAAGCCACAACAGATCATGCATTGAATAACTGGGTTGATAACAGACTAAAGCCTTATCTTAGAAATGAGCTGGCAACGCCTGGTGATTCAGTCAGAAAACTTGCAGATGAGCACGGTATTAGCCACATTAAAGACTTAGAAAATACACATCCTGGGCCAATGTCTAAGTTTGCTTTAGAAGAAGCCAGAGAGAAAAATAAAATGCCGCTTGAAGGGCATGCTACAACTCCTGCTGGTAGAATGTGGGAAGATTTAGCAGATAGTAGTGTGCACCCAATGCCTGCTAAAGAGTTTATTGGTGATTATCTTGCAACTTCTATGCGGCACCCTGACTTATTGTCAGCTGCAGAAAAAGACCCCAATGCAAAAATTAATCAGCTAGGTAGTGACTTCGACACAAGACTTGGTCTTGATCATTTAATGGATGAGCTTCGTGGCTCACTTACAGGAAACGTGCCTCAGCATTTAGCACTAACTCCTAAGACATTAGAGCGTATGACAATGGCCGATGCAGTCCGCCATGTTGCCAAGGTCAATGACTATCGTGAAAAGCAGATGGCAAAGACTGCAGCGGAAGACATGAAAGACTTTCCGCATGTCAAAAAATACAATGACGGCCATAAATGGCATGAGCTAAAACTACCTGAGCACCAAGAAGGTGTACTGCCTGAAGGATATAAGATTGTTCAGAGAGATGAATTTGACACGCCTAAATATGATATAGAAATTCCTAGACCTGGAAAGCATCAAGCAAAACATTTGTTTAATCATGATCCTATGGACTCACATGAAGAAGCACTTTCTAAAGGTCCTGCACAAGTTGCATATCAAAAACTTGAAGCTGCTCTTCAAAATGAAGGTGACATGATGGGCCACTGTGTAGGTTGTTATACAGATGATGTAGCAAGTGGGCATACCAAGATCTTTACATTACGCGATAAATCAAATAAGCCTCATGCAACTGTTGAGATGAGTGTGGTTGCACCGCGCTATGAAGATTTACCGTCAAGTCTTAAATATCAACTTGCAGAAGACCAAGACAAATGGATTAAAGCCAACCCTACTGTTATGCTAAGTCAGTTTAAAGGTAAAGGCAATAAGCCAATTATTGAAAAATATCGTGAGCAATCGCTTGACTTACTAAACAATCCTGAAAATGTACATAAAATTCATGGCATTACTGATGAAGGTAGACATGACTTATTAGGCGCTGGCATTATCGATCTTCAAGATACTCAAAGCGTATTACATCATTTGACACCTGCAAAGATAGGCGGATGGGGAAATAGTGTAGAACGATTTAATAAAATTCTTGAAAATCACCCAAATACAAATCGATTTATTAGTGTCGATGACTTTAATAAGCT